ATCGTAAAATACTGAGAAAACTCGGATGGATACGAGTGGAAGCAAATGAGTGGTTCTGGGTTGGACCAGAAGGGGCGACATGGCGTGATGTGACTCGTGAGAGCGCAAAGCGCAAGTGAACTGAGCTAATTAGTATACAAAAGGCGACTGGGGAAACTCTGTCGCCTTTTTCTATTGACACGCAGTTAGTCACCTGCTTAGAGTTCACGCATCAGCCGAACAGTTCTAAATTGAGCGATGTCGGCGGCGTGATTGAGCATCTGTAAATTCAGGGGCGTCAGTCGTTAGCGTTTTTGGAAGTATCCAACAACGCCAGCGGCTGACGCCTTTTGCGTTGGCACTGGCAAACCAGAGGACCAACGAAATGACACGAAAAGAAAAGCTTGCTGATCTGCAAGCAAAGCGCCAGATCGCACTTGATGCGGCTGACAAAATCATGGCACAGGCGAGTGAAGGCGAAAGCCTCTCCCCAGAGCTAACATCCGAGGTTAAAAATCACCTCGACGAAGTCGATGCAATCGGTAATCAGATCGTCGCTGTCGGAAAAGAAGAAGTTGAGCATGCGGCACAGGCAGCACGTCTGGACGCAGCCCGTAAAGCTCCGATCAATGCTCAGGTTGCTGAGATTGTGGCTCGTGGCAGTGGCATGTCATCCGCACCAAATGGCAGTGGATCCCCACGATGGACAATTCCTGCTCAGGCTCGACGGCAGGTTTCTGCGGTGACCGCGTTTTCTGACGACAATCAGTCAGGCGGATACACCAAAGAAGAAAAAGCCTATCGCTTCGGTCAGTTTGCACTGGCAAAAGCATCCATTGACCTTCCGGGCGTTTACAACTTCCAGCACGCTCGGAAATTTGCCGACGAGCATGGAATGCTACGCAACGCGCACCTCGAAGGTGGTTCTGACACCACCGGCAGTCACATTTTTGTTCCGGAAGAATTCGGAACAGACTTGATCAAACTGCGTGAAGAATACGGCGTAGCTCGCAAGCTGTGCAAAGTGGTTCCGATGAATTCGGACACGCGCACTGACCCGAAGTTCGTGTCTGGCTTGACATCGTACTTCACTGGTGAAAACGCTGCGTTGACAGCAAGTGATATGCAGCATCAGGTCGTGCGATTGACTGCACGCAAGATGACCTGCTTGTCGACTTACTCCAGTGAGTTGAATGAAGATTCAGTTATCGATCTTGGTAACACGATCGCTCAGGAAATGAGCTATAGCAACGCACTGAAAGAAGATCAGTGTCTGATTGACGGCGATGGCACATCAACTTACGGTCACATTCGTGGTCTGAAGACGATGTTTGCAACGCTGACACTCGGTACTGCTCCTGGCTATCGCGATACGACGACCAGCAACACTTGGGCTGCAACGGTTATTGCGGACCTAACATCACTGATCAGTGTCGTGCCTGTTTATGCTCAGGCTGGCATGAAGTTCCTGTGCTCAAGCCAGTACTACTACCAGGTGATGGTCCCACTGCTTAACGCAGCGGGCGGCATCACTGGAACAGAACTGCAGAACGGGTTCCGGATGCCAATGTTCCAAGGTATTCCCGTGATGTTTTCACAGGTCATGGGAACTGCCACTGCGACCAGCACGGTTGCTGTGTTCCTTGGAAATTTCTCTCTTGGCTGCTCATTCGGTGATCGTCGAAAGCAGACTCTTGAGTTCTCTAAGGATGCCACGATTGGCGGCACAAACCTGTTTGAATATGACCTGATCGCGGTCAAGTCGTCTCAGCGAATGGACATTAATGTCCACTCAATTGGTTCAGACACTGTCGCTGGTCCGATCGTCGCACTGTCAACAGGCAGTTAATGCCAATTTGAATTGACGCAGGGGGGCGAGTGCCTCCCTGCTCTTCTCTGAAATCCATGCTCTAAGGAGCCCGATCATATGCTTCCTTTTCGCTCAATTGTACATAGTCAGTTGATTGCTGCGCGAGCTGTCACCAACAACGCAACAGCAACCGCAAACCTCGACACGAACGGTGCGGACTACGCAACGATCATCGTCAACATCAGCAGCGAAGCGAACACAAACGCTGTTGGCCCGACGATCCAGTTGCTTGAGTCTGACGACACCACTGCGAGCAACTTCGCGACAGTGACAGCAAACATCACCGGCGATGCGATCGCAGCAAAGCCAATCGTGTACGGTGTGGACCTTCGAGGCCGCAAGCGATACCTCCGCATCTCGATCAGTTCAGCCACAGCAACAAACGACAACTTCACCGCGTCAGCAGAAGCGATTCTGTCCCGTGTTAAAGTTGGACCTGCTGGAACGACTGGCGTCACATCCACAAACGGCGTGACAAGGTTCGTGTAAATAATGGGGCAGCATCAATCAGTTCGGTACACACCGCATGTTGCGTGGCTTAAAGACAAAGCCTTTAACGTGTACACACAATTCGGTGAAGACGGACTGATTGAAGCATGCCTAAAAAAGATTGGGGAAACTAACCGTCACTGCTTTGAAATCGGAGCATCTGACGGTAGTTTCTTCAGTAACACTCTTATTCTCAGGGAGAAGGGGTGGTATGCAGTTTTAATTGAAGCGAACGAGAAGCTATACGAAAAACTCAAGGCTGATTATGGATCTCAGTCAACTTGTATTCATCGGACTTGTGTTGATCTCGATGCTGTGCTTCGCGAAACAAATATCAATCTACAACCAGACCTTGGAATCATCGACATTGACGGTCAGGATTTCTGGATGTGGAACGACTTGCAAGACGTGCGCCCGAGAATCATGCTTGTTGAAATCAGCACGAGATCACCATCCGAGCCACCTCCGGAACGGTACGGAGAAGGTCAAGCCGGAATGGATGCGATCAGATATTTAGGTGAATCAAAGGGTTACACACTTGTTGCAGAAACATTCTGCAACGCATTGTTTGTGGATAGCGGAGAATTGAATTGAGCGACGTTGCTGAACCTATCAAGTTGAACATCGGGGCAGGTCCAACGGTCATTCCGGGATTCACGCCGATTGATCGGAAATTTGGCAGTGAAGCCTATCCGCTACCCTACGAAGACGGGTCTATCGATGAGATCAGAGCATCGCACATCCTCGAGCATTTCACCTTTGGTGAAGCCTCTCAGGCGATGGATGAGTGGGCTAGAGTCCTGAAGCCAGGTGGAAGAATCCGAATCAGCGTTCCGGATGTCGATAAGGTTCTGAATGACACTTCAGGGAAGCGTCTGTTTTACTTAATGGGCGGGCAGATGCACGCTGACGACATCCATAAGTCAGCCTATGACCACAATAGGCTCGCTGGCTTGATGAATCAGTGCGGCATTCGGCAGATCAAAGAATGGCAGTCTCCGAATACTGATTCGGCAGCGTTGCCAATTTCACTCAATCTTGAAGGTATCAAGGAAGCTGATCCAGAGCCTAAGAAACCGACAACAGCAACTATTCAGCTTGGGGCTTACCTGACGCTTCCACGATACGAATCAGTGGTTTGCCGGTCACTGATCGAGCTAGCGCTTCGGCAGTTAAAGATCGAACTCACGACATCGCAGGGGGTGTTTTGGGGTCAGTGCATGCAACGCATGTTCACAAAGGCTGTTAATGACGGGATCGACTGGATCCTATCAATCGACTCGGATTCCTTATTCACTGCCGAGCAACTCAGTCTGTTGATGGATACGCTGGCAAGCAATCCTCATATCGACGCTCTGGCTGCGTTGCAGTGTCGACGTGGATGCGAATATCCACTTCTGACGACAGGAAACGTCGATGGGGGGCTGACAGTTGAGGTGAGCAACGCTCCTTTCAAGGTCACGACAGCGCATTTCGGCCTGACTCTGTTTCGCGTCGATGCTCTGCGAGAAGTTCCGAAACCTTGGTTTGTGTCAAAACCAGACGAGAATGGTGAGTGGGGCGACGAGCGGATGGATGATGACATCTTCTTCTGGCATCAGTGGAGACTGGCTGGGAAGAATATCTATGTTGCTCCACAGGTTTCTATTGGGCACATGGAAGAGACTGTTGTACAATTCAACGATGATATGAAACCAGAACACATGTATGTCCAGCAATGGCGGGATTCAAACGTGAAATGATGCCAGAAAACATGCAATCAATCGAGCTTATTCGCGGCTGGAACGGTCACGCGAAGGGCAGTCGCATTTCTACCTTTGCCTTTGGAATCATGGCTACGCTGGTAGCGAACGGGAGTGCTGTATGGTGTTCCAGTACAAATCTGCCAACACTTACGAAAGCGACACAAAAGCCCTTATCCGAACCTTCAAAACAACTTCAGAACCGGCAATCGAACCGATCACGCTAGAGGAACTGAAAGACCGAATGCGGTTGGGTTCGACATGCGAATTTGACGCAGAGATTCGGTTGATGCTTACGCATGCTCGGAAGCAGGTTGAAGCCGATACGTATCGGAGATTGATCACTCAAACTGTTGTTGGGTACATGGATTGGTTTCGATGGGTGCGTGAGATTGAGTTGCGTTTGGCACCGATCATCAGCATCACCAGCATTGTTTACACGGACCAGAATTCAGCCAGTCAGACATTTGCGTCATCGCGTTACGCGACAGACATAATTAGCACTCCTCCACGAATTGTCCTCAAGACAAATGAGCAGTGGGAATACACGGAAGACAACACTCCGAACGCAGTGGCAATCACTTTTGTTGCAGGCTATGGAGCAACGGCAGCTAGCGTTCCTGCTGCTGCAAAACTAGCAATTGTCGAATACGTGAAGATGATGTGGAGTGGCTGCGACGGCAACGAAGCGACCTATAAGCGGCTCGTCAGTTCATTGCAGTGGACTGGGTATCACAAGGTGATGTAATGGCTGCTAAATGCAAACATCGGCTATATAACAAGGCTGCAACAATCGAAAGGCTGTTGGGCACTGATGACGCGCACGGTCAGATTGACGTGTCAGCAAATGCTAACTGGTCATCGTACCTGAGAACATGGTGTGCAGTCATTAGCAAGGGTGGCACCGAGTTTTGGAAGGTCCAGCAAACGAATGCGACCGTGACACACGTTTGGTACGCGACATGGAGTTCAACACTTGCGTCGGCAACGCCGGACATGCGGTTAATCTGTGAGGGTAATACCTACGAAATTGTGAGCGTGATCGATATTGATTTAGCACACAAAGAAGTAGAGATCCAGACACGACAGGCGGTTCAATAATGAGCTTCGGAGCGACAATACAATTTGTTTGGGAAAAAGCTCTCGTCAAGCAACTGCAGAAGAAAGTGGCAAAACTGCAGAAGAATAAAAATAGGATCATGGTTGAGTCAACACGCAGCGGAATGAGGATTGTTGCTGCTGCCATCAAGCGAGGAATGCCAGCGTACACTCCATATGCAGCGGAGAGTGAAAGCGACTACAAAGAAACCAAGAAAGCAATCGGCAGTCGCGCAGGAGTATCAGGAGTAGGTCGAGGTGATAACGGTCCTAGAGGTACTGTGTTTGGTAAGGCTGGAAGCAAGGTTGGACAAAAACGGCAGGATCCAAGAGCGCTTTCAGGTAATGGCAGATCACGCCCTGGCGTCGGAACTGGCGCTGCTAGCCTTCATTGGTACTTGGCAGGGACTTCGGATCGCTTCACAACAACTGGTATTCACACAGGGCGAATGCGTCGACTCACTGTTGTTCAGAGCGCATGGGCTGCATCCAGAGGGTTGGCGTACAGCAGGATACGAACAAGACTCTGGACGAAGATTAGACGCGAGGCGGCACGCCCATGAGAGCAGGACTTGTAGCATTACTCCGAGCGGAGGCGACGATTTCAGCGATCGTGTCAACGAGAGTTTACATCTCAAAGGCACCTCAGAAGGCTGCGCTGCCATATATTGTTATTGACCAACAGGACACAGATGAATTCAACTCGCTCGATGCGACCGGAGCCCTTCGACGGATGGGTTTTGTAATTGTGTGCGTGTCAGCAATTTCAGTTCAGGCCGAATCGCTTGGGAATGCGGTCAGGGTGTTCATTGATGATTACGCAGGGACAGCAGGTACATTCACAATTGCAGCCGTTATGCTGAATGGCGAGGTTGGTAGCTATGAGCCTCCCGCTGATGGATCTGATGGAGGATACCATTTAGTATCGCTCGATGTAGACATCTTCTATCAGGCAGTATGATGCTCTTAAAGGTAGATTACGACAAGCAACTGCATTTGTGGAACCTGACTGAGATAGGTCCACCAGAACGATTGATAGCAAAACGGAAACGTGTGATAATAAAAACACGGAGTGAATTGATCGTCGATGATCCTCCACATGGATACTTGGTTGTATCAGGGATAATCGATCTGACAAACGGCGATCATGCCGTGATTATGAAAGAGAAATAGCAATGGCAAAGCTTCCAGGTAAGGGCACAATTTTCAAAAGCACCATCAGCGCAATGTTGACCGCTGTCGCGCAAGTTAACTCTATTGGCACTTCCGGGTTTGCCAGTGAAACCTTTGAAGGAACGTCTCTCGACAGCGCTGTGGGCAAAGAAATGCCACTGACCGGATACGCGACCGCAGGCACATGCGATATTGAAATGTTCTTTGACCCGTCGCTGGCTGGACATCAGTTTTACACTGACAGTATCACCGTGCCGGTGACTATCGTTCATAATATTCTGTACACAGATTCAAAGGTGACTGCATTCACCTCGTCTGGCATGGAGTTTGGGCACACCGTCGCAATGGATGACGGCATCAAGGCAACCGTATCAATGACGATCACAGGTTTGCCAACATTTCCTACGTAATTGGAGATTGAGTAACAATGAAAGCAAAGCTGATTCGAGACATGACTCCGGCCCCAGATTCGCCACCGGAGTGGGTAACCGTGCGAGAAGATGGCACATCCATCATTCTTGCCGGGTTGGAATTTGAGCATCCGCAGGCGTACTACCAAGTACTCATGGGCAATGCGGTTGCTGTCGACGATGAATGTAAAGCTCGAGTTACGAAGGTGCGGACACCTTCGCAACTTGCCGCTGCCGTGGTGGCATCGGATAAGCTTAATAACCCTGATGAACAAACAGACGAAGAAGACGAAGGGGATTACGAGTGACTGTTGTAACTAAAGAAATGTTCCTGCGTAGCTACAAGCCTCCAGTTGAAGATGTGCCACTACCGGAACTTGGGCCCGGAGTAGTCATTCGCGTTCGTGGGATGACCACACGGGAGCGTAGTGACTTCGAGCGTCAGTTCATGAGCAAGTCTGGAGAGCGAATCCCCGGACGAACACAGGAGATGCGAGAACGTCTTCTCGTGTGGGCCTGCGTTGACGAAAACAATGCACCATTGTTTTCATTGTCAGACATCCGGGCTATCGGTGAGCAGAACTCCGTTGTGACAGAACGTATCGTAGACGTGGCGCAACGTCTCTGCGGCATGGGGAAAGTAAACACTGAGGAGATTGAAAAAAACTCCGAAGAGACGCCCGCCGGTTAACGGCTATGCGTCTCGCAGAGCATGTGGCACATACTGTCGACGTGGATGGAATGCTCGACAGTATGTCACCAGAGCAGTTTGACGAGTGGTGCGCTAAAGATATTATCGAACCAATAGGCAACGCGGCTACTCATCACGTTCTCGCACTCATCGGTGTCACAATAGCGCAGGTGAATGGCGTGAAGGATGTGAAGTTGGAGTACTTCATGCCTTGGCTGAAGCCGGATAAGCAAGCTGCACGCAGTAAGCAGAGTGGTCAATCCGAGGCACAAATGCAGGCAGCGATGTCATGTATTCCGGGAGCAGTAACCTATGGCGACACTCGGTAATCTGGTAGTTGGACTGAACCTAAACGCACTTGGTTTCACACGAGGGCTGGCTCAGGTTCAGTCTGCAACCAATTCAATCTCGAAACAGAAGCTGCTTCAGGGGAGTGGTGGACTTGGCGGTTTTGAAGCATCGCTAACAGGTTCGCTGGTCAAGGCAAACCTGTTGAACAGTGCAATGAGACAACTGGGTAGTCTAACGGCCAAAACTGTCGTCTCTGCCGCCGATGCGGAAATGACAAAACTGACACTTGAGGTGTTGTCAGGAAATCAGGGACTCGGAATCTCTTTATTTAAAGAGCTTGAAAAGATAGCGCAGGAAACAACATTAACACTGGCTGATACTACCGCAGCGGCAAAGCAACTGCTGGTTAGTTTCGACGTAACTCAGATCCCATACCTCGTGAAGATGCTGGGAAACATCTCTTCCGGCATGGACAACGTGTCGTTGCAGGAAATGGCGTTCCTTTTGCAGACCTCTCACGAAGAAGGCAAGTTGCTGCAGCGTGACTTAAGACAGTTTACAACGCGCGGTATCCCTGTCAATAAAGAGCTTCAGGATGTTCTAGGGCTGTTCGGCCCTGATGCTGGATCACGCTTAAATGAGATGATTACTGCTGGGCAAGTGAAGTTCAGCCACCTATTTCAAGCGTTGGATAAACTGTCTAATAAATGGAACATGCTGGATGTTCAGGGTCAAACATTGACTGGTCGCTGGAACCAGTTCATGGACTCATTCATGTTCATCCTGCGTGACGTGGGAGAAATGCTTGTTGAGGCATTTGACGCTAAGGCGTGGCTACTGTATGCAGCGGAAAAATTGCGTGAGTTTAGAGATGACCTTTGGAAGATAAAACCAGTCGTAATGGAAATAGGGGCTGCGTTTAAGTCTATGTTTCGAGCGATTGGCGAGATCCTTTCAGAAAATATGAAACTGATCAATAACATGTTTAGCCTGCTCGGAGCAAAAACAGTTTCCTTTGGAGATATGATTATGGCGATGGCGGTCGCCGTAAAATTCTTCTTCGACAATTGGAAAGATGTCTCGTTGATGTTCGGGTTCTGGTTTGCAGCGTGGATCTTCAACCTTGGCGATCGTGCTAGATGGTTGTTTGTAGATTTGATGCCTGTATACTTAGTATGGTTGTTAGAGACTATACGAGACTTCACTGGAAGTGCTGGTATGTTGCTTGAACGCTTATTTGAAAATATAGCTGAAAATGCTGGTAATTTATTTGAATGGATTGCTGGTGGAATGCAGGGCGCAATGCCTGATTTTTCTCGTATCGATTGGGGAGATGAATTTTTCAGGTTTAAACCTTTTGAATGGCCGGGGTTTGAGGAATCGCAATTAGCTAAAGATATGCAGAGGGAATTTGAGTTACTGAAAGCCCTGCTCGGACCTCAGTTTGAAGGAATTCTTCAAGGTGCTTTTGAAGCATGGGACGCATTCAAACAAAGTCTGAGTCCTGCTCTTCCCGGCATGGCACCGTGGGAGCAAAATGGCGGGAAAAGCGGCGAAGGTGTTGGCGAAGGGGCGCTTATGCAAGGCACACAGGGAGCATGGGACGCAATTATGAAAGCCATGAAAGAAGACCCAGTTGTTAATGCAATTAGAGTTCAGACACGACAGCAAAGGCTCCATGAAGATAGGCAGATGAGAGCCCTGAATAAAATTGCAGAACAAAAGGCGAATATTATTGTAGCATTTCCAAATGGCGGCGGTCCTTAAGGTATAATATATGACAGTCATTAGTGTTAACGAACTTGCTGATCATCGCCGCGCGACGGATAATCTCACGCCCGACTTGTCTATCAGGACGTATCAACGTGTTTTTCTTGTAAGAACTAACGATAAGAATGATGGACCTTTTGTAGTAAAAAACGACCCATCAATTCCGGTTCAAGGAGATCCTTATCCAGATGATGCGATGTCGTATTGCAAAAGCAAATCGGTAGAACCAATTGCTCCTCCAATGGCGTGGCATGTTATTTGTGAATACACATCTGAATGGGAGATCCGGGAAAACCCTCTGAATGATCCTGCGCACATCACTTGGAAAGCAGAACAGTTTGAGCGACCTGCATGGAAAGATAGGGATGGATCCGCAATTTTGAATTCTGCCGGGGACTTCTTTGCTACACTGCCCGTAATTGACGACAGCCGATTTGTTGCTTCAGTTAAAAAGAATCTGGCTTCTGTTCCTGTATGGGTTGCCACCTATCAAGATGCAATCAATATTAGTCCGTTTACGATCGACGGCATTCTTGTAGCAGCGGGACTTGCAAAACTGCAGTCGTTACATATCGGAGAGGTGCAGGAAAGAAACAATATCCGTTACAGGGTGTTATCTTACGATATACATCTGCGTGAAGAAGGATGGGATCTACAGATCCTCGATCAGGGATTCACAAGAGTAGGTAGTTATACTGCGGGCGAAGATACATCCAAGAAATTTTCCGCTGGCGAACGTGACGGTGACCAAACAATTTCAGAAACGCCAGTGTTGCTTGACGGAGCCGGTGGAAAGTTGACGCCAGCCAATCCGTTGACGGCAGTGTTTTTGAACTTTGGTGTTTACGCACAAAAAAACTTTAATATCCTCCCGCTAACGTAAGGTGATTAGATGGCAACAAATCTTGACATCATGGAAACCGTTAACCTTAGAAACGGTTTACTAGTGTTGAATTTTTCACCGGGATCATCAGGTGGGTTGATTCAGCTTACTCAAACGACAGCACGTCTGTATGATTCGGTTCATACGATAGGTACGAGTGAAGAGTCTATTGCTTCGTTCGGTGACGTTGTCGCGCCGACATTGATCTGGTTGTATAACATGTCGGCAAACTATGTCGACTGGGGATTTTCGACGACAGTATACGGTGCTAAGTTGAATGCCGCATGGGCTCCAACGCGAATAACATGGAAGTCTGGAGCTACGTTGTACCTCAAGGCAAATACTGCAGCCTGTGACGTTCGGATCATCGCTCTGGAGACATGATATGGCGATGAAGGATGAAGGTGCTACACTTGGCGAGAAAGCCCTGCAACAGATTGCAAAGGGCTTAAGGGACATTCAACGCTTAAAAAAAGATGACCGATCCACTGGGTTAACTGCAAATGCACGGCAGTCAAACTACCAAGTCAAATGGGATATGGACATCGATGCTGCAACCAACTCAGCAACAACTCCGGGTCTTGGGACAGCGACGATCTGGGCTCGTGTGAGCGGTGGTGATTTATACGACACTGGCAGAGTTCTTGATGTCGTGAACCGCAGTGAGTCGTCATCTTATACCGCAGGAGACTGGGGTAAGGTTGAGCGTATCAATGGCGAATGGCAACCGTATACAGCCACTGGTGGCGGCGGTGAAACAATCTGGTTTACAATCACGGACGTTCTTTGCGTCGGTACAGACTACGTCGACGAAACGACACTGGTTGCAACGGCAACATGGTACACGGGCGGATGTAGTAAAACTCCGCCAGGTGCCGAGTACGGTGGCGAGTATCATGTTTACGACCTGTGCAATTATCTTTACGGATTGGCTACGTCTGACTTGATTGGAACAACAGGACGCGCAACGTACATGTACCCACTGACTGGAGCCTGCGAGCCGAAATGGGTAATCGACGATCTTTGCGCCCAGCCGGAGTGTTGATAGATGCCCCCGCGATACCTCCGCAAAGGATCAACAAAACTTAAACCGTGCTCCGAGTTCAAGGTTGAGGCGTGCGACACTGCCCCTGCTGATCAGTGCTGCGGTGTCCTACCTTGCAAGCTATGTCTTGAGTGGGAAACCTACACTGACGGCATTGCGTACGGCACTGCGACGTTCGGCGGATCGTCATGGACCGGCACGGTCGGCGGACATTCGTTCGTGTCGTATTGGGAACGGAGCTATCTATCGGGCGAATGTGAATACGTCGTCACTCTCGATGCTGAAGAAGTCTACCGTGCGACGTGCTACGAAGGAGCATCGTGCCGCGATCCAAACGGCTCGGTCGGTGTGACGATCGGTTACGATGAAGGCACGCTACGATGGGCAAAGCACGAGCCGAGACCGCTGGCACTGGTGGTTGATCCTGACACGGGGTGTAATGACTTTTTCTGTGGAACGTGTCGGTGTTCGTGTGACTGTCTTTGTGTGACGATTGATGAATATGCCGGTGGCTTTTACATGGGTGAAATCTGCGATACGTCGTACCCATGCGATGCCCCGGTGTGGGAGGGGACTATCGGTTACTACGATCTTTCGGTTGCATTGGGTCGAGACAGCTACGGCAATTGCATTATCACGCTGACTGCTAATGGCGAAGAGGCAGATCCTGTTGCTGTCACGGGTTGTGATGACATGTCTGCCAGCGTGACTCTGTCGGACGGCACAGTCATTAGCGTGAGGTGTAAGCAGTGCAATTGCGAAGAGATACAAGGCTGCTATGGGTGCTGCTTACCAGTCGACTTAACCCAGCCGACATATCCGAAAGGTGTTTTGGTAACGATTCCATGGGAGGTGGTGGCTCCGTCATGTCCGGCGATTAACGGAGTCTCTGGGGTGTTTACCCCGGTCGATCCAACGAACCCCGGCATTGGTCCGTGTGGATATTGCGGGACATACTGCGTGATCGAAAACACGCTGATCGTTATTCCGGGAACGATCAAAGTCCCGTTCACCCCATGCTTCACCTCTCCGTGTTCGCTTGGTGAAATTAAACTGGTGCTCGAATGTAATGACACATCACAGCTAACTGGCTGTTGCGATCGCATACGGTTATGGGTAGGCATGAGTATCTCCGGCGGAAAACTGGTGGGAGACACCGGAGAGAAGCCGCCAACATGCTTCGGGACTGTAAGCTCGTGGGTCAAGCTCTCGCCTTCTACGTGTACATGTAGCGGGGGGTTGTCTGCAGAGTTTCGTTTGAGCGGGCTATCAATTACTTGCGACAGTGTATTTGTCGGCGGTCCATGTGACGGGCAGCCTAATTGTTGCCAAATCAGTTGCGGGCTTTCAGATGCGGTGATAGTAATATGAGTGACTGCATTTGCCCCATTGCTGCGTTTTGCCAACGCCATAATCGGCAGATGAGCACGTTGCACCATCGTAAGTGCCAGAACGGTGCAAGTGACGCACTGGCAGAGATGTTTGCCAAGTCGGACAATCTCCCGAAAGATTGGACTGGTATTGTCGTAGCCGTAGACCCAGCCACAGCAGGCCCGCAACGACGATCATGCAGCACGGGAAAACGCAGCAAGTCACCACAAGAACCAGTCGGTACAGCACTGAAGTCGCGTATCGAAAACCTGATGTCCGTTAAGACGGGCAAAGGCTGTGGCTGTCAAAATCTGGTTGTGCAAATGGATGGCTGGGGGATCGCTGGCTGCGAGTCGCGTCGTGGCGAGATCATCGCTCACCTCGTGAGCAATCGCGAAGTGCTGACGGCGTCTCTCTCCGATCGTAGTTGGTTAGCTGGCGTGGCTGCCGGGCTTGCTCCCGATCTCGTTTTGAGGACTGGTGCGGATTGGCTACTAACACAAGCGATCAATGATGTCAGAGCGATGCCAAAGCCGCCGCCGATACCGAGGCCGGTAAGAGTTCCGGGCACAACGCGACACACGGGTGGGCGGCCGAATCATAACTTCGTCAACATCCCATTGATCGGACAACCTATCAATCGTGAACGTCTGCAGTCCCATATCATGTACCACATCATGCCTCTGGCTGGTGACACTGAGTGGGCATGGCGGCGGCATTGCAAATGGCTTCGAGAGGTCCGGCCTCAATTCAACGGACGGCTCATCATCGGCATTGTTACGCCCGGAGCTGGTGACGCTTGGGAGTACTGCTCTCCAGAAGCGGTGAAGGAAGAACTGCAAGGACTCGGGGCTGAATTCATCGAGGCACCAAACGACACCGGCAACGCTAAGAATCGGAAGAGGGCAAGGCAAGGAATCGGGGAAGGCGTGTTATTCCCGAAGATGCTGGGAGCACTGCAGACAACCGACCCTGATCAGGTGGCGTTCTACGGTCACTGCAAGGGCGTATCCCGACCACAAGCCTCGCCAGATTCTGCGTCTCACATCTGGGCGGAAGCGATGTTTGAAACAGTCTTCCGCAACCATGATGCCGCGGTTGCCGCACTTGATACGCATGGTGTCTGCGGGTCGTTTCGAATGCCGGGAGGATACAGAGACGGCGGGCCGGGCATCGGCTCAAACTGGTTCTACAGCGGGACATTTTTTGGCATTAGGCTGGTTGATGCGTTCCGTCGAAAGTGGAGCTACATGCCGACTCATTACGGCTGTGTCGAACAGTGGCCGAGATTAAATTTTGACAAGACAACGCAGTCGGCATGTTTGTTTTTTGACGACGTTAACAACCTCTACGATGAGGCATACTGGCAGGCAACGATTACACCGGCATTTGAGAAATGGAAGGTGGACCGTGGCACACGCTGAGCAAGTTGACTTCTGCATTCGCGTTCGGCAGCGATGGCCACACCTCTTCCAGGACAAAAGAGTTTTGGACTGCGGTTCGCTGGATATCAACGGAAACAATCGGCACCTGTTTACCGGTGGCTCATACATCGGGATCGACATTGCGAAAGGGCCGAACGTCGATATCGTTTCTCGAATCCACGAGATTAAGGGCGGACCGTTTGACGTTGTGATCTCAACCGAATGCTTGGAGCACGATGCGTTCGCTGCGATGTCCATCCGGCACATGATTGACTTGCTCGCAGACAGCGGGATCCTGATCATCACCTGCGCAACGACCGGCAGGCCAGAGCACGGGACTGCGGAACATGAAGACTGGGCAAGCCCCGAGACGCTCGACCATTACCGGAACATCACCCCGAGCGATCTCGTCGATCCGCTCAGCAAGTCATTCCGATGCTGGGGCGTTGAAGTGCATCACAACGACGTTTATGCCTGGGGGCTTGACCCTATGAAAGCATAGTTACGGCTGCGGCGTCATGCCCCGCACCAACGAAGCATTGGGAGACCTCGGGCCGATCGGTTCGAGGTCGCTTCGTTTCATGACTTCCGAAAAATCTTTGAAAAAAGATATCACCACCCATTGACGCATTTGTCGATAGTGATATCATGCCCGCACTAGGACACAAAACACCAACAGGAACCGGAGACAATGAAGAAGGTTAAAGGTAATCCCCAACTGCTTCTGCGCATACCGCTAGAGTTGCAAAAGCCTCTGGCTGATGAGTCAGCAAAGACTGGCGAGACTCGGCAGGGTGTGTTGTGGCGGATTGCGGCAAAGTATTTCAAAGGCCGAAAGAAGTAACAAACCAAACGACTGGAAATAATAAAATGATCAATACCTGCATGGTGGCATTAGTAATTGTATTGCTCGGAATCTTTGCTGCTGGATCATGCGAGCTAGCCGAAGAACGAACTGAACGAAAGCGTGTAGAGAAGTGGTTGAAGGGAAAGTACTCAAGAACTTACTGAAACCTCCCTCAGAGACTGCCCCATTGAAAATGATTTTCATCGGCTGGCCCCCGCAAGCCAATGAAGGCGAACAGTCTCTGATTTTTATCCAAACGGAAAGGATGTCATATGTTAGTTTTGAAAAGACGAGTTGGAGAAGAAATTATTATCACGGTCGGTGAAGAGACGATCGTCGTGAAACTGGTTTACATTCATGGTCCGACCAGTATTGGAATTGGGGTCACCGCATCTCAGGAAGTGCGGATCGATCGAAAGGAGATCCATGACTCAATCATGGAGACTGGCTTCAACCCTGAGGTATATCCGATTAAGCCCGCTGATCCAGTTGCCCTAACTGCCCCAGATGCGGTCAGGTTGTGGCAGAAGACTCCATTCCGGAGGGATGTCTGATGTCAGCGAAGAAGCCAAGGAATCGGTCGCGTGCCATGCATGCACCAATCGAACACAAGCCAGTGACTCCGGATCCGACACTGGAACAGATTTGGGGTACTGAGACAACTATGGGGATGGCTGAGATGATCCGCTTAGAGCGGCCTGAGCTTCCACAGAACAAAGGTTGTCATCGGGATCCGATGATTAGGGAGTGTTCAACACGAATGCTGCCATTTGGTCATGGCGTACTAAGGGGGCAAGGATGAAGTTGCTGCTGCGTGAGACTCTTGAGCTTAAGCTCACGAACGGAAATGACGGGCGCGGCAAATCATTCTGGGGCTCTGCCAATTTCCGAAAGTCTGCCGAGCGATACCTTCGAGCTTTTCACAAGAAGCGAAAACCGTTTGATGTTCCTGTCGCTGTCCATGTTACGCGATTGTTCTCCGGTCGTGAAAGGTTCTGGGATTCATCGTCTGTCGGTCGGGGGAATTGGAAAGAGATTGAGGATGCTCTGGTAGCGGTCGGCTGGTTTCACGATGACTGTCATAAATGGATCAGAAGTACAATTTTTAATCAACGAAAACATAATGAGTCGTGTGTGTTGGTAGAAGTTTTTGAATTTTTGGAGTGAGTGAATGAAGATCTTAAAAGGGAAACAAGGCGGCCCGCGTCGCGTGTTGTTTCATGGGACAAACTTTGTCGGCAAGACGACGTTTGCAAGTCAGGCGTTTGGCGGATGCCTGCTGATAAATCTTGAAGATGACAAAGATGTCGACATGGACAAGACGCCGCCCATTCGAACCTATGACGATTTGAAGTCATGGGTTGGCGCTGGCGGATATGTCGACACGGAAAGCCAGAAACCTGACTGGCCTTACAAATGGATTGCAATCGATACGCTCGATGCCGTGCAGCGGATCTTGGAAAAACAGATCTGTATCAACGCCAATGTTGAATCGCTCGCTGATGACAAATTTAGTTACGGCAAGCTGAAAAAAGTCATCGAGCCCGCGTGGAACAAATTTCACTTCATGATGGACTGGCTGCATTCAGATCGTGGCCTCGGAATCATTCTGCTTTCGCACAGCGAAGGCAAAAAGCAGACACCTCCCGACGCACCATCCTATGAGCGATGGGAACCATCGATTACCGACTACGCGGCGGACCTTTTCAGCGACTGGTGCCAAGAGGTTTTCTTCGGTTCGTTCCGGACCTACGCAGTCAAAGAAGACACCGGCTTTAATCGCACGCGAAACATCGCAGCGGGTGGAACAGAGCGAGTGATTCGCACGTCCCCGACGGCTGGAGTCCGTGCCAAAAACCGATTGCAGATGCCTGAAGAGATGGTTGATTTTTCGTTCGAGAAGTATGCGGAGTTTTTCGTTCCCGGTGAAGTTTTGAAAGGTAAGAGCAATGGCTGATTTGGGCGGGTTTGATGCGTCAGAAGTTAAAGACAGTGAGTTCGAGGCTCTTCCTGCGGGCGAGTATCGAGCTGTCATTTCTGATAGCGAGCGAAAGAAAACGAAGGACGGCGAATCGGAGTTGTTGCAGGTAAAGCTGCAGATTATCGAGGGGCCGTTTAAAAATAGAACCATCATCGATCGGTTCAATCTATGGAATAAGAATCCAGCAGCCACCACGATTGCGCAGCAGCAGTTTAAGAAGGTCTGCGAAG